AATACGAAACAATAAATAAAGAAATCTTTACAGATAAATTTATTGTTGATTTAGATTTACGTTCAAGTGGATTACATCTCGGAAAAAAATCATTTATGAATCTTGAAATAAACTTTTATTTAAAAAATGAAGGTTTAGATATCAAAGGTATAGAAATTAAAAATTCATTACAAGAAATAACAAAAAAAATTTTTAAAACAAACTTTTTAAATAATCAATATTTCAACTTTTATTTAACCAAAAAGAGTAAAATAGAAGAAGAACTGTTACAAACCAATAATGTTTAATATTTATTATTAAAACATTTAAAATGAGTTTAAGAATATTACAACCGAACGAATCAGGAAAAGGTATATTAGTTGAGTATGACGCAGGGTATATTAACCCAACGGAATCACGTAATGTTGAAATCATACGAGAATCTAATGGAATGTTAGACCACTCAAAACCTATTGAATTTTATGCCGTATTACAAAAATATAATACTCCCAATAGAAATGGTAGAACATATCCTGAAAAAATATTAAAAAGAGAAGCTGAGAATTATAAAAAAATGATTCAAAAGGGAACTGCTCTATCTGAGTTAAATCACCCGGAATCATCTCTTATCGATTTAGATAGAGTTTCTCACGCTATCACCGAAGTATGGTGGGAAGGAAATGTATTAATGGGTAAAATTAAATTACTTACATCTCCGGGTTATCACGAAAGTGGGATTTGTTCAACCAAAGGTGATTTGGCAGCAAACTACCTTAGACAAGGTGTTACGTTAGGTATATCTTCAAGAGGTGTTGGTTCCCTTAAAAAAATTGGTGAACAAAATGAAGTACAAGATGATTTTGAATTAATTTGTTTTGACTTGGTATCATCACCATCAACCCCGGGAGCATATCTATTCTTAAATAAAGAGGATAAACACCTATATGATGAGAACATAGAAGAGGAGAAAAAAATGAGTGTTGAGAGACACATTGGTGATTCAGGTAATAAATCTCTTGACTTAATGAAAAAATTAAACGATTATTTAGGATATTAATCTAAACAAAAAAAAATATGGACGAAAAGTATTTCATCGCAAAAATTGCCGTAGAAACCGTAGATAACGAGTCAGGTAAAGTTAAAGTTAAAAGAGAAGAAAAATTAGTAAGCGGTTATAATCCTACTGATGTAGAGGCTAAAGTTACTAAAATCTTTGAAAATTACTCTATGGAGTGGAGAATCACTGCAATTGTGGAAAGTAAAATTGGAGAAGTGATTGAATAGTAAAATTCTTACTTAATGAACAAAAGAGGACTATATGTCCTCTTTTTTTATGCTTTTATTTTTTTGGAGATATTTATAATAGTATAAAAAACCTGATGTGATTTTAGTTTAATTTAAACTTTTTTCATATTAGGATATATTTATATATTAAAAACTATATAAAAACAATGGCAAAAGAAAAATCTTTAGTTGAAGAGGCTATCATCCAAATGAAAAATTTGGAAGAAGCGGTAGCTGAAAATGCAAAAGGAATACTTGCTTCTACAATGAAACAAGAAATCAAAGACCTAGTAAAAGAATCTCTATCAGAACAAGATGACGATGAGGTTGAAACTGATGACGTTGAAATGGATGAACCAATGGGTTCTGATGATATCGCTGATATGGATATGGGCGACGATTCAGACGAAGAAGGTGACGAAATGGATACTGATGATATGGACGACGAAGAAGATATGGATTTCGGTGACGAAGACGATATGGACGACGAAGACACTATCGACTTAACTGACGCAGACGATGAGGAAGTACTTAGAGTATTTCAACTTATGGGACCGGATGATAATATTGTCGTAACAAAAGACGACGAAGGAAACATTCACTTAAAAGATGATGAAACCGGTAAAGAGTATATGATTGTTGGAGAAAGTGAAGAAGACGAAGGTGGTATGTTTGAAGAATGGAACGAAGGATTTGAAGAAGGAGATGACCTTGGTATGTTTAATGTAGACGAAGAAATATACGAAGGTGATGACGACAATGAATCTATTGAAGATATTGTTGGAAAAATGTTTAATTCTAACCCTGAAGATGAAGAAAGTGAATTCTCATTTAGTGAGTTTGACGAAGAAGAAGGAATGGACGGTGATTCAATCGTTTATGAAATCGAAATGGGTGATGATGACTCTGAAGGATATCTTGATATGGAAGAGGATGATTCTTATGGTATGGAAGACCAAGTTATGGAATCTAAAAAAATGTCTGCCAATCGTAAAGGTGTTGGATTTGGAAGTCCTTCTAAATTCAAATACGGTCCAAATCCTAATCAAGGAAAAGGTTTCGAAACAAAAATGAAACAAGGTCCAAGAACTATGGGAACAGGTAGAGCAAAATTCGAGTACAAAGAAGGTGAAAATGCCGGAAGTAAACTTGGTAAAAACAAAATGGTTAAAAAAGTAGAATCTAAAGAAGGTTCAACTAGAAAACCAATGGTTAAAAAAGTTGAAACAAAAGAGGCTTCACGTACTTTAGGTGCGGGGTCTAATTTCAGAAAAGGTGGTTTACCAAAACCAAGAGCACACTCATCTTTTAATACTGCAATAAAAGAAAGTTCTTCAAATAAAGAATTACAAATTCTTAGAGAAAAAAATGAAGAATACAGAAAAGCACTTAATGTTTTTAGAAGTAAATTAAACGAGGTTGCAGTATTCAACTCAAACTTAGCTTACGCTACACGTTTGTTCACTGAACACTCAACATCAAAACAAGAAAAAATTAACATTTTAAGAAGATTTGATGGTGTTGAAACTATCAAAGAATCTAAAAATTTATATCAAGTTGTTAAAAACGAATTATCATCAGGAACTAAATCTCAACCTATGAATGAGTCAATTGAAAGAACAATCGCAAAATCACCTTCTACAGGAGCGGTTAACTTACTTGAATCAAAAACATATGAGAATCCACAGTTCTTGAGAATGAAAGATTTAATGGCAAAAATAAAATAAAATAAACTAAAAAACAAATAAAAACCAAAAAAATGGGAGCATTATTAGAATCAGGTCTTGTTGGTAACATTGGGTTAAAACACCTTAAAGTTATTAAAGAAGATACTATTAACAAATGGGATAAATTAGGATTCCTAGAAGGTCTTAGAGGACATATGAGAGAAAACGTAGCTCAGTTATATGAGAACCAAGCGTCTTTCTTGATAAACGAAGCAACAGGTGAAGGTTCTAACGGAGCATTCGAAACTGTTGTTTTCCCAATCGTGAGAAGAGTATTCTCTAAATTATTAGCGAATGAAATCGTATCTGTACAAGCGATGAATTTACCAATCGGTAAATTATTCTTCTTTGTACCTAAAATTCAAGGGTATTCAGGTGGTTCAATTAACCAATCAGGTGACCACTACGCACCAATCGGTTCTCCGGGTAACTATTCTCCGGCTAACAATGGTGCAAACCAAGGTTATGGAACAGGAACAGGAGCTTATCAAAAAAATCTTTATGATTTATTCTATGAAGGAACTGAACCAGGTTTAGACCCTGAAGGATTATTTGATTATTCAAAAGGTAGATGGTCGGCAATTACTGCGTCTTGTACTACTGTAACTTGGCAAAATGGTGCACTAGCACTTGGAGCGTATAGTGGTGAGACAAGAAAAATCATAGTTGCAATGTCAGGTTTCTCATCAACAGGTGAAGGAAAATTAATTGGACCTAATGGTCAAGAAATGGATACTGAAGAATTTTTATCAGGTCTTAAATTATTTACAACTGACGCAACTGTTGCGACTCAGTTAGGGACTTCAACATTTACTAACTTATTGTTTAGAGTTGTTACTCAAAAATATGGACAAGGAATTGCTCAATATGGTCAGACAAGTACTACAACTTGGCCAACAGATGGTAACGGAGGTTCATTTAAAAACATATGTGATGGAGCGGGAACAATCTATTTAGAAATTGATACTCAAGTACCGGTATGTGTATCTTGTGGTCAATCTACACCTGACGGATATTCAGGAGCAACTTTACAAGCTGCTACTTGGAGTGGTTCTTCAGGAACTCAAAATAGCATTAAAGCGGCTTTCAGACGTTACGAAGAATTAGAATTCGAAGATAAAATCGGTGAGGTTTCTTTCGACTTAGATTCTGTTACAGTTTCTGTTACTGAAAGAAAATTAAGAGCACAATGGTCTCCTGAGTTAGCTCAAGACGTTGCGGCTTTCCACAACATCGATGCTGAAGCTGAATTAACAGCTTTATTATCTGAACAAGTTGCGGCTGAAATCGACCGTGAAATCTTAAGAGATTTACGTAAAGGTGCGGCTTGGACTTTAAGATGGGATTACAACGGATGGAGAAGATTGTCAAATACAACATCTTACACTCAAAAAGATTGGAACCAAACGTTAATCACTGCGATTAACCAATTATCAGCTCAAATCCACAAATCTACTTTAAGAGGTGGTGCTAACTGGATTGTGGTTTCTTCTGAAGTTTCTGCTATCTTTGACGATTTAGAATACTTCCACGTATCTAACGCGTCTCCTGAGCAAGACCAATACAATATGGGTATTGAAAGAGTTGGTACATTAGCAGGTCGTTACCAAGTTTACCGTGACCCTTACTTCCCAGCTAACACAGTGTTAGTAGGACACAAAGGAACATCATTGTTAGACACAGGTTACATCTACGCACCATACGTACCGTTACAATTAACTCCAACAATGTACAATCCGTTCAACTTTACACCTATCAAAGGTATAATGACGAGATACGCGAAAAAGATGGTCAACAATCGCTTCTATGGCAAGATTACTGTAGATGGTGTTAGAACATTTGATTTAAATGAATTAAGATAATCAAAATCTTAAAATATTTAACAAAAAGGGACTATATGTCCCTTTTTTTTATGGTTATTTTGTAATAGTTGATTTTTTGGTATAATTATTGTATATTTATTTAATATGAAAAAAATTACACCAACACAAGAAGAATTAGATAATATACTTAAAATGTATAATGAAGAACTTTTAGGTTCTCAAACAATTTCAGAAAAAACGGGTATTAGTAAACCAACAATTTTAAGAATATTAAAAGAAAATGGTATTATTATGGGTCCATCGGGTAGAAGAAATATTGGTGGTAAAAAAGTTGCGGATAAAAAATGGAGAGATAAAAATAAAGAAAAATTAAGTAAAAAACATAAACTTTGGTATGAAAATAATAAAAATAAATGGAATGATTATATTAAAGAATATAGAAAAAATAACATTGATAAAATTAGACAAATTAAACGTGATTACGAAAGAAATCGTAAAGCGACTGACCCCCTCTATAAACTAATCTCCAATTTCAGAACGGCTATTTACACAGTATTAAAAGAGAGTAACGTAGATAAGTACGGACATTATTTTGATATTTTAGGATATACTCCGGAGGAATTGATTAATCATTTAGAAAAACAATTTAAGGACGATATGACGTGGGATAATTACGGGATATGGCACGTAGACCATAAGTTACCAATCACATCTTTTGACATACAGGAAATGGGTGACGAAGAATTTATGAGATGTTGGTGTTTAGATAACCTTCAACCGATGTGGGGTGAGGAGAATATTCGTAAGTCGAATAAGATATTAGAGGACAATTAGTCCTCTTTTTTATTTGTTACCCGTATTGCTTTTGAAATTACTTCACATTCACCTAATGAGAATATTCCGGATTGGTATGCGTATTTAACGGCTTGTGTTAGGTAAAATATTCCGTGTTCTTTATCCATAGTTTCAAGTATGGCATTTAAGTGTTCTTCAGATTGTATTGGTATTGATTCAAATAATTTACCAAATAATTGTTCTTCTTCCATTTTAATATTTTTAGATATTTATAAGTATATGAATAAAAATAACAAAATACAGATTAATGAGGCCACAAGTGATAGTGGGAGTAAAGGGTCTTATGTAGGACCTCTTCAACCGGGTATCCGAAAATTCAAGAAATCAGAGATGGGTCCATTTACAATACCTGTATCTAAGTATGATAGTCCTATGTTAGAATTTGATAGTTATGATGGTTCGATGGATGAGACAAAAAAACAGATTAAAAAAATTGAGGGTAAGGCTAAGAAAATCACTAATTATATGACTAAACATCCTGATTCAACATCAGGGGATGAGGAGGGTAATAGTATTAATCAAACTCCGGGTAAAAATAAAAAAATTGTTCCAATAAAAGAAAACTCAACAGCTAATAGCGCTGGTGAATATAATGGACCTATTGAATTGGGATTAAAGAAATGGAGAAAGTCAGAGTTATTTCCTTTTATTGTTCAGTCTTCTCACAAAACAAATAAAAAGAGTAAAGGGAAAAACGTAAAGAATAATGTTAATAGAGTTGTTGGTATGTGGGAGAAAGGTGTTGATGGTTCCTATGATATAGACACACACGACGTTCATACGGTTAATGAATGGGTTGAGATAACCCAAGATACCATTTTTGAAGAAATCTTCTTAAATCGAAGAAAAACAGTATAAAAACAAACCCCTACTCTAAAGTGGGGGTTTTTGATTTAATTAAGATTTTATTTTTTAATTTTGATAATGAATGTTCCACTTGGGATTTCATTTGTTCGATACGTTGCATTCTATTTTTTTGTACTTTGTTATCGTACATATTGAACATTTTCTTCCAATCTCTATCAGTAAGGGGGATATTACTATAATAGCAAACGTGATTTATTATTGTAATTTTTTTATCATCTAAAATAATGAATATACCTAATTTTTTATTTTCTATAATTCTATGAGAGGATAGTGGGGCTCC